GCCTGCTCCCCCGCGACGTGGCGGCTCAGGAGGACTTCGGCGAGTTCGCTCCCGATGACATCCTCAAGGGTCAGAACTACCTGAACCCCCGCGCGCTCATCGGTTACCCCGAGACCGTCGGCGGTGCCCTGCGCAACGCCAATCAGCAGATCCGCTCGGAACCCCCTAACCCCCGCGAGGCGGTCAGCATCTTTAACACGTCCACGATTGTGCCGGACCAGATGCGCCCCGCTTTCGAGATTGGCCAGGGAACCGCATAGATTGATCTAGTTTAATACATTTTAGAAACATTCAGGGAAACAACTCTGACTGTTTATGAATTAAAGAAATTACGCCATTTGTTAACAAAATGTCAGAGGGAATGCCGATTAGCGATCAGTTCAAGGAGGCTATTGCCGAACTTGAAGGCATCAAGACACAATTGACGGAGGCGCAGAAGGCTATCAAGGTGCTTAAGGATCGGGAGTCAAGTCTTAAGACCTTTATCGGTGGATACATGAAGGCTCAGAAGATTGATGACGTCCAGACACGTGGCGGTACCAAGGTCACCCAGAAGACGTCAATCAAGAAGCCCGCAATCACTAAGAAAATCCTAATGGATGAACTACCGAATTACATTGAGGGTGGTCAGGAGCGACTTAATCAGATCATCAAGGAAATTGAAGACAAGTTGGAACCCAAGCAGACATCAAGCCTTCAACTCAAGTTAAAGAAGAAATCTGAAGAGTAACCAAAGATGGTGAGTTCTAGTCTTCTTGATTATACCCCCATTGCCCAGCCTCAGGTAGTTGAGGATCCGCAACTCGAAGAGGATGATGAGGGATTCTTTGATCCAAATGAGTACGAGTATGAGGACTGGATTGCCTATTACAGTGATGAACTTTGGAATAACTGGGAAAATTACAGGCAACAATGTTACGACCAGATGATCCCCGAAGAGATCACGTTTTCCGAGTTTTGTAAAAATGAGTACTATTATTAGTTTTAAATGTTGGCAATCAATAGTTATGGTACGACTGCCAGACGTCACAAGTACAAAGGTCATTGTTCCAACCGTTCTATTCGCCTTCCTATCACCTGCCGTAACAGGCATGGGTGGGTTGACGGATCGACTGGGAATGACCTCTGTATTCGGCATCCTGTATATAATCATTCTTCGTGGGGTAATGAAGTACGTGGTTCGGCCAAGCGAGGTCTATCTCGCATCCGCAATGTACTTTCTTCTGAGCGGGATAACAACGACCCAAGAATTGATAATAAGAAACGCGTTTCTTTATTGGATCTTATTTGCGGTTATTCGCTCACAAAGTCCTCTCGAGTTCTAAAAAGGATGAAGTATCTCGTCGTGGGTCCCGGTGCCATGGGATTCTATGCAATCCTAGGGACAGTTTATGCCCTTAACAATTACGATAAAACCAAAGATCTCGAAGCCGTTGCTGGATCATCCGCTGGATCGATTGTGGCGTTTGGGTGTTTAGTTGCCAAGTGGGATATCATAAAACTTTTTAGAATCATCCGAGAGGTTGTTGATGTCAATTCACTGATGAGACTGAACCTGAAGTCCCTTTTGAATAACTATGGTTTGGTGCCAGCAACCAGGTGGAAAGAGGTGTTCACGAAGATATGCATGGAGTTATCCGGAAAGGAAGATTTCACGTTCAAGGAACTCAAGGAATGGTCTGGCCTGGACTTTTACGTTTCGGCGTACAACATCACCTTGCAGAAGAGCTGTTATTTTTCACATCACACACATCCTGATATGTCAGTTTCCCATGCGGTATGCATGAGCATCAGTATTCCTTTCTTGTTCGAGTCCATGGTGTACCAGGGGCATCGCTACGTGGATCTGGCAGCATTTGAAACGTGTCCACTGACACCTTTCATAGGAAAAGACATGAATGAACTTATTTCAGTCGAATTGGACCCCGAACCTTCGACGGAAAAGCCACCCCATATAGGGTCGTTTGTTGATTTCATACAACACTTTATCACTTCAATTATGAGAAATAGAGTGGTCTATGAAAAGCCTACGATCTACATCAAGATGAAAGAAGGCGAGGCATTTAATTTTTCTATGGACGATGACAAGAAAACGGAACTCTTTTATCATGGGTATCTCACTGGAAAGAAGTTTTTCAAGATAGAGCGCGAATAATGTCCTTGATCATCAACGCCGTGACACCTGCCATAAATAGTACTACTATGTAACCCAATTCCGAATCCATGACGCCGTCGATTTCGTAAAATTCCACGACATCTTCTTGATTTCTTTCCACAACTTTCTCTAAAGGCGGCTGGTTTTTTACCGTCTCTCGAGGAAGTCCTCCGTAGGCATCGTCAATGGAACAATAGCCTACCATTATTTAATATCATATAGGAAATTATTTACAATTCCAACGTAGTCTTCCCCTTCTTGCCACGTTTCTTCTTGGGGGCCGAGACCTCAACTTCCTTCACGGAACCATTCACACTCACAATGTCGGAAATGTCATCATCAATTACTCCGTCACTTGAAGGTCCCGCTGGACTCCTATTTTCTTCAACGTCACGCATGGTGGTGGATTGAGGATTCATGAACGTTGACATGAGTGAAGAAAGATCCATATTTGGTCCCTGAACCTCTCGCCTGGCAATCGATGGAGGTGGACGAGGATCCAAGTTGGAATTATTTGCGTTACTGGCTGTATTTGCCACGGCAGACATCATGCTCTTAATGAGATCGGGATTCTGCTTGATGACATCGTTCATCTGCGGCATAGCCGACTTGAACATAGAGTGCGTCAGATGGAACATCGTGGCTGAACCTCCGAGCATCATCATCAGCTTCAACTCAGGCGCCATCTTAGCCTTGCCCCGGTACTTCACGTACAGTTCTTCGAAGACATCGTCGTAGTCGTCCACGCCATCCATCACCGACTCGGACCACCCGTCCAAATGGATGTCCAGGGGGTTGTAGCGCTTGTTCAGAAATTCAATCCCCGTCACGCAGGCAATGAGCATCCGCCGCTGCATCTTGACCGACTGTTCAACATCGATGGAATAAGACATTCTCTTTGCCTCGCCACGGATGTCGTGGATGGAAGAGTGCATGTTCAGTCGCTCAATAGAACGGATACCCTTCTTCTCCAGACGAGTGATCTTATTCAAAAGATCGGCCTTCTCGTCGTCGATCGACTTGTACCCAGGTGATGGTGAATCTTCGTCGTAATTATCACCACCGTCATATTCGCCAAAATCATCACCGTGGTCCTCTGGCTCTTCCGCAGGGGGTGGCGGCCTCGCCGAAGGCGTCTGCTTTCCGTGATTGGCAAAAGCCATAAACGAAGAGACGGGAGCCTCCATAGGCCGTTCATCCAGTCGGGGATTGTTGGACTTCTTGCGTCGGGTGGCATCCAGGACAACACCATTGAACAGGTTTTGCTCATCGGCATCCAGGTCGACCATCATCTCATCATTATTGTCGAGTTCGATTTCAAATTCACTCATACTTAATGTTGGTTTATAAACTTATGTCCAAGTCTTTAACGCAGAAAAAAATAGATAGTTGTATTAAGGAATTATGATCAGCAGTCAATTTGCTCTCGTGCTTGTATTGACAATTGTGGTGCTCATGTACGTCAAGTGCTTTATGGGCATGAAGAAGAGCGGATACAAGTTGTCCCCAGAGTCGATAGATGTCTCGCCCATGATCAGCGGAGACTCCATTTCCAAGCTGCCTTACACTCTCGACTGCGTACCAGGCCCAGGCAAGAATGCAGCCTACTACACCAAGGACATGACCCCCGGTGGGTTCTGTGGTGATCAGGCGCTCGTCCGCGAATCCATGTCTTACCAGATCCTTGGTGGAATCGGTGGATCTCTGCTTGAAAAGTAAATTAAAGAAATGAAAACAAGGGTAAGTACGAAAAACAATGTCTACCGAGGATGTGATGAAGGAGCTTACTGAGATGCGCAAGGAGATCAAGAGTCTTACCAAGCTGGTTCGCAAGATGGCCAAGGTTCAGGATGATCCCGATGGATCAAAGGCCAAGGAGCGTGCCGCCAACACCGGGTTCAACAAGCCCTGTAAGGTCACCAAGGACCTGACTGACTTTATGGGTCTGACCGAAGGCACAGAGGTTTCGCGTACCGACGTGACCCGCTTTGTCAAGCAGTACGTCAAGGACAAGGGTCTTTCTCACCCAGAGGATGGACGAAAGATTATTCAGGATGATGCGATGAAGAAGCTCCTGCAGACACCTCAGGGAGAGACCCTCTCGTATATGACCTTGCAGAAGCACATCTCAAAGCACTTCATCAAGGCTTAAACAGAAAATACCAATAGATTATAAATGATTTCCACTCAGGAGGTTGAGGCCATCATAGGTACGAACATCAAAAACATCGATGTGTACCGGAAGGCCTTCAAGCACAAATCTTCTGTTCAACACGATGGCGTCGAGGGTTCCTACGAAACGTTGGAATTTATGGGCGACTCCGTGTTGGGCTTTATTGTCACCAAATACTTGTTCGATAGATACGAGAATCTTCAGGAAGGTTTTCTTACTCGTGCAAGAACCAAGATCGTCTGTGGTAAGACTCTGGCGGATGTGTCTGCCAAACTGGGATTCCACAACTGGATCGAGATGGATGAAAAGGGTATGAGGAATGGTTGGAACAACAATCCCAAGATTCTTGAAGACGTCTTTGAGGCGTTCATCGGTGCAATCTACCTAGACCTGGGAATGATCGAAGCCAAGAAGTTCGTACTGAGTATACTGGATAATCCAGATCTGATCCGCCTTGATCGCCTAATGGTCGACGACAACTACAAGGACATTCTCATGCGCGTCTGTCAGGCACAGAAGTGGGATCTTCCTGAGTATCGCCAGCTTGAACATGTGGATACCACCAAGTTCAGGATTGGCGTTTACGTACAAGGTCATCAGTGGGGGACTGGTAAGGGTTCTACCAAGAAGGAGGCAGAACAGGCGGGTGCCTACTTCACACTCAAGCGTCTCGAAGAAAAACTCGAGAAGAGACTCGTCCCTTCCAAGCGACCCAATGCCATGATTAAAAATGTCCACAGAAAGTAATAATGAAGGTCGCCCTTATCAATCCTATCACCAAGACAGTCAATGAGATGTGCACCGGTCACGAGGTTCGTGCATGGGGTCGGAAGACCGGAAAGGTGTCAGTGGATGTCCCTACCGGATTTCCCGTGAAGTCCATCGCCGACGTGAAGTCATTCGGTCCGGATGTCGTGGTCGTGGAGAAACGCGGGAATGGCGTTTTCAGGGAGTTCGCCAAGCACTTTGACAAGGTAGTGGATGTCGAGGGACTTCGTCTCATTCTTTCCGCCAAGGTCCCCGAGCCCGTGGTGGTCAAGTCGGAGCCGGTCCCCGAGCCCGTGGTGATCAAGGAGGAGCCAGTGGTGATCAAGGAGGAGCCAGTGGTGATCAAGGAGGAGCCAGTGGTGATCAAGGAGGAGCCCAAGGAGCCGGTCCCCGAGGTGTTCGCCGTTGCTGCCGCCGCCGTTGAGGAAGTTGAAAAAGTTATTCAGGAACCAAAGAAGTCTCGCAAGACCAAGAAACCCACCAAGTCCTCCACTTAAACACTAGGGACCCAAACACATTAGTATGATGCATCCTCAAGCAGCAAAGTTTTTCAATAAGACTTATCCTGAACAACGTTCCGATGCGTGGTTCAAGATGAGGGGCACGATGCTCACCGCGTCAGATGCCGGAACTGCCATAGGCGTCAATCCCTATGAAACTCCTGAAAAGTTGATCCTAAAAAAGTGTGGAGTCAGCGAACCATTCAATGACTGGGCGACCAAGCATGGACAAAAGTATGAAGACGAAGCCAGGATCATTTACGAGGAACGTCACAATGAAAAGGTCTTCGAGATTGGCCTGGAACAGCACCACACCCTCGACTGGATTGGTGGCTCGCCCGACGGAATCACCCACTCCGGTAGACTATTGGAAATCAAGTGTCCCAAGTCTCGTCCCATAGGTGACGGAACACCACCGGTGTGGTATATTGCACAGGTGCAGGTGCTCATGGAATGTCTTGAACTGGAAGTCTGTGACTTTGTTCAGTATAGACCTTCTGAAATAACCTACCCCAAACCGGCCGAGTTTGTCTGCGTGGAAATCAAAAGGGATCGCGAGTGGTGGGACAAGTACATGCCGGTCATGAAGGCACTGTGGGACAAGGTCCTCTGGCACCGGGAACATGGACACCAGGAACTGCTTCCTCCACCGAAGCCCACGATAGACGATCTGGTCAAGGAAATTGAAGAACTCGAGAACCACCTCACCAAGGTGAAGAAGATGGCTCTCGGGATCGCCAAGGAACACTCGGCCCTGAAGACGGGTCGCTGGTCTAACGAAGACGAGGAGTGGCTACTGAAGAACAAGGACAAGAAGATAGAGGAACTTGCCGAACACGTCAAGCGAACGGTCAAGGCCACCAAGATACGTCTAGAAAAGTTGATCAAGGAGCAACCCAAACAGGAGTGGACGATCACCGAGGTCGCCGAAGATGATATCTAAAACCCGACCTTGCCCTGAACCCACGGAAGCGTCTGCCTCCCTGGAAGATTGGGCGCTCGACAGATGAAGCGAATGACGAAGTGATTAATCTCCTTACCGCCGTTTGGATTTGGGATGAGGGCACCGTTTTGATTGTATATTTTCACAGTCAGACGGTCCAAGTTTTCTATGGGATGAATAAATTGAGTAGTTTGATCGTAATTGTCTCTGAATGCAATGAGCTGATCCGATGAAGGCACGTCGGCGACCGTGATGATGGATGCGAAGGCACCGCGGGCAA